CGTAGTCGCCGTCTCTATGGCCATGGCCATGAAGGCCGACAAGCCGCAGGAAAGGCGTAGTGGCAAAACTATCGACGAACCCGGCGCACTCGCAAACCAAGTCAGGTGGGGAGACCCCATCCCGGAGATAGCAGGCTCGCCCCGCGTATATCCCGACTACATCATGCCCCCGCGCCGGTACTTCGTGAACCGGAAAGAGCAGTGGGTGGACTCCCTGGTATGTATCGGGCGCGGGTCGTATTTGAAGGACTTGACACAAGTTTTCATCGGAGATACGCCCGCGACCACGCTTGGCGACGATATCGAGGTCCGATTCTTCGAGCCTGGCGAGGAGATACCATCACCCTATCGTGACTGGTGGCATACACCGGAAGAGGTAGGCTTCACGTCTCTGGGTGGCGCTGGCATGACCCTCGGGGCTGCCGTGAGCATATCGCCAACATGGACTGACAGCATCAATATCACAGGCTCCATCATAGAGGGTGCATCGCCAGTTCCCAGCTCATGGGAGCCGGGGCTGCTCGTGCGCGTCGAGGCCGAGCATACTCTGACCTTCAGCGGAAACACGGTGCAGTCCGCATTGCTGGACACGCTGGAACTGACAACTGGCGACGAGATCGAGCTGACCGGAGAGCGTGCAGGAACTTACACGCTCTCGGCGATATTCCCAGGCACTGGCGGCTCACCAGGATCACCTGCCACCGCTACAGGATCGGCAGCGCCTGCAAGGTTTGACTTCGGTGTCACTCCAGCCGCAATTAGCATAGGCATCAACGGCAGCACTTACACCGTAACGCTGACTGCGGACGTGGCCGGACTTTCAGGCTTGGTGGCAGCGATCAACAGCCAGCTTAACGGCACTCCGGTACGCGCACGCGCGGCTGGCGCAGTGCTGGAGCTGTACCAGATCTTGCCGTATACCGGTAGCACGCTGTCGCTGTCGGGCAACGTCGCAGACCTGATGGGTACGCCTACAATTACCAGCGGCACGCCCGCCACACCGGCAGTCGGGACGCGCTATGCCGTGGCCGGTGCCGACTTCGGGAGCGGCGTCGAGGTGGCGGCAGCTGGTCGCGCGGGCGAGGTGGCGGCAGCTGGTCGCGCGGGAATGCTCTACGAGATAACCAGCATCAGCGGCAACACGATCACGGTAAATCCTCGGAACATCGCTTTCTGGCCTGGATTCCCGGTAGACGTGTCCGACGCCACGTCGAGCGTGCAGGTTGATCGATAGACGTGTCCGACGCCACGTCGAGCGTGCAGGTTGATCGAGGGTCACTGCAAGGTGGATGGATCGGCCCCTTCGTAGCTACGCCCGAAGGCGAGAGGGCCGACTGCTTCGAAGTGGATATTTTCTTCCCAGGTGGGCTAATCCACTACAACAAGAAGGGCCGAAAGGAGCGGATAACCGTAAATTGGGAAATTCGCTGGAGATATGTAGGGTCGTCCGACTGGAATAACTTATCTTACTCCATGACCGATGCTACCGAGGACCAGTTCGGGGTTACGCTGAGAGTAGACCTTCCCGTCGCTGGGCGAGTGGAGGTGGCGGTCAGGCGAAACGGTTTCGTAGGCTGGTCAAATACTAACGAAGACATCCAGTGGTCAGGCTTGCGCAGCCGCATCATCGGCGCGCCGACTTCCTATCCCGGCATGACCACGGCCCACGTGCGCATGCGCAGCGGCGACAAGGTATCGGGCGCGGTCGAGAATAAGATGTCTATCCGCGCCATGCGCATTCTGCCCACTGTCGAAGATCCCAACGTAATGGAGCCGACCCGCGACATAGCGCCGTTCTTTCTGCACATGATGGAGTCGGTCGGCTACGGGCGTGAACTGATCGACATGGAGCACATCACGGCGCTGCATAAGATATGGAGCGCCCGTGGCGATACTTTCGACCTGTCGATAAACAGTTCCAGCACGCTCAAAACGGTCGCGAACTACTGCCTTAACGCGGGTTTCGCCGAACTGACGCTGCGACGCGGCCTAATCAGCGCCGCCCGCGACGCATACCGCATGGGCACACCGCCACGGGTGTACAGCCCGCAGGAGCTGGTGACCCCGCTTATCGAGACAACCGAGACGGTCATGCCGGACGATATCGACGGCGTGGATATCGAGTACGTGGACTACCTGACGGGCCGCACGCTGACAGAGCAGTACCGGCTGCCCGGCGATCAAGGTCTGCGCGTCGAGAAGATCACCGCCCCTGGCGTAACAGGCCGCACGCAGGCATGGCGTCTGGCGGCCCGCAGGCGTCGGAAGGCCGCGTATCGCCGCACCGTCTACAAGGGGACGACCGAGCTGGCCGCGATGAACAGCTACTACATGGACTACGTAGGCCTTCAGGACGGTATACCGGAATGGGGGCAGTCCGCTTTCGTCATAGCCAGAGACGGTCTTAAGCTGACGCTATCCGAGGAAATATTGCCGGTTGGGAGTGATGCTGTTGCGATGATCCGCCGCCAGGACGGCACGGCATCGCCGCCGATACCGATCACCATCAGCGGGAGAACGGTAACCCTGTCTGCTATGCCGCCAGACGTGTCCGTGACGAACGATCCTAACGCGCCTACGGTGGTGTACATCGGGAAGCGCACGCAGGTGGTGCACGAGGCGCTGATTACCGAGGTCCGCCCCAGCGGAGAGGCGCGGGTAGAGTTCCAAGCCGTGAACATGGACAACCGGGTGTACCTTGAAGATGATATGGGGCCGGATCAGGTGATTCTGACTTCGGGGCTGTACCCGATGGAGTTTAGCGACGGGATTGCTCCTGGGTTGGTGGCTCCGTGGGTACGCGAGATACCAGTGCCGAAAGCAGATGACTCTGTGGGTGTTGGGTTACTACCTCCTGCTATTTACCGAAGAACGGCCGTCCGGTATCTGACTTACGAGAACGCAGAGCCAGAGGCTGTGGAGGTTGGGTTGATTGCTCCCGAGGTAAGTCGCAGAAGCATTCTTAAAACCTATGACAAAGCAGAGCCAGAGGCTATCGGTGTCGGCCTGATTGCTCCGACCATATCGCGCCGCAACCATCCAACGTACTCAATCGAAGAAGAATCAATTTCAGTGGGCCTGCTGGCCCCGACTATCAAGAGGACTAACGCATGAACATTAAATTGCCGTCGGTGAAGCTAGGCGGACGATTCCGGCTCGTTACATCAAAGGATGCCGAGTGCAAACAGGTCAAAGAGGATACTGGATTTTTCGATAACCTGATTACTAACACCGATAACCTGATTACTAACACGGGGATGAATAGGATTGGGGAGGTGACGACGAACATCAATAGCGCTATTGGTGCCTTCAGTATCCTATGTGGCCGATTCGTTGTCGGCTCTGGCTCTGCCGTGCCGCAATTCACCGACACCGCCCTACAAAATCCTGTGGCTTTTGCGTCCTCTGACCCTGTGCTGGATAAAGAATCCAGCAACTACGAGCGCGGCTGGTATGAGATCACTGTCCGGCATCAATTCGGGCAAGGGCAGGCTGCGGGGAACCTGTCGGAGATCGGCATTCAGCACACGAGCACATCCGGTCCACTGTGGAGCCGCGCGTTGATTCTGGATGGAGCTGGCAACCCGACAACCATTACCGTGCTGCCTGACGACTTCCTGACTTGCTATTACACGCTGCGGATTATGATCCCGAAGACCGACGCTGTTTTTAACATTGACGTTGATTATGACGAAGACGGGATTGTGCCGACTGTTGTTACATGCAGGCCGTTGAATGCTAATAACCCTAGTCCGAGTGTTGGGTGGGGGCTTCAGACTGCGGGAACATTAGGCTTAGTAGCATACCTACAATTCTTCACCGGCGGCTTAGCTGCCCCCACAGCAAGCAATCCGCTCGGCTCAGTCGCAGCCAGCGATACAAGATCATTCTCAACCGTCCCATACGTAACCGACAGCTTTGAGCGTTACGTCACCCGCACGAACGGACTAAACGAGCACAACTCACAGGAGCTCCGCACCGCAATACTCAACGCCCTGATGGGGGCCTGGCAAATCGAATTCAACCCGCCGCTACAGAAAAACAACACCCAAACCATGCAACTTACCTTCGGCTACAGTTGGGCGAGGGCCTAAACATGGCCCTTCCCAACAACACCTTATCCAGCTCCCCCGTGCCGGGATACTTCCTGGGCGCTCGCGCCCAGGTATTCCCGGACTATATCGACTACATGGACGGCGGCGTGGCGATTCAAGACCCGTCGCTGGGGCTAAACTACCAAACATGGACCGCTGAGATCGTCAAAGACATCTTGGAAGACAACATCATGCTGTCCGCGCCTACGTTTCCTGCGCAGTCCATCTACACGGGGGACGACATAACCGAGGTGTCTCTCGCATTCGACCAGAACATGCAGCCCGCCGTCGCGTTCGTGGAGGCTGGCGTCGCCAAGCTGCTGTGGTACGACACGATCGTATCAGACCTGGTTGTGACAGTGATCCCAGGCAACGTGAAGAATCCGCGCGTTGCGCTGGACGATAGCCGCAAGTTCAACCTCGCCAACAGCGATATCATCCTCGCCTACATCAAGGACGGGGCGCTCTACTACCGCCAGCAGCGCGACCGTTACCAGGTCGAGCGCCAGCTAAACTCCGGCCCATGGATCGCTCTAAAGCGCATCGGCATGGGGTCTGGGTATCGATTCCAATTCCAAGTGGTGGCCCCATGATTGTATGGCCTTCCGAGTTACCCATGCCGCGCGTCGGCACGGAATACAAGCCAGTGGACCCGC